AAGTTCATTTTCCAACAGTAATAAAAACAATCAAAATTACAGGCGTTTCTATTATCAACTTTACCATCAACTATTTTTATAAATTGTATTCTTTTTCGTGGTATGATATTTTGTAAATCATTATCACTCTTAAAGTTCTCTCTGAAATATGATGTATTTATTTTACTTACAGGCATTATGATAATAAACGGTTTATTCAATTCTTTCAATCTTTTCATTACTTCTTTTGCTTTACTAAATGGAGGATTACTTACAATAATATCTCCTTTATCATTCTCAAAAAAGTCAATAGGTTCATGAATAACATTAAAACCTAAATCAGAGAGATATTTCCCACTCTGTCCGTCGCCGCCATAAAACGCCTCCCAAATCACTTTATCTCTTGGTATGAAATGTTGTATATTTTCCCAAGCATATTTAGGTGTCATATAATCATCGTGTTTTAAGAATGTTTTGGTATGAAATCCAGCCATATACATATTAATTAGATTATTCCTAAAATAAAATATCCAATAATAATATAAATGACAGATAGAAAAGAACAACTTATCAAGTTTTATGAGACACGCCTGAAACAAATGTTAAGTGATGGCGATTTCAAAAGACTATTACCAGATTGTAAGGTTTTAGAGTATAAGGATCTGAAAAACTATACCAATTTATATGAGTTATTACCGAATAACAAAGATTATGCTATAATTCTTACCGAATTTAAACCGAATACAGGACATTGGACTTGTATCACTCGTGATGGGACAAAGTTCTATTGGATGGATAGCTATGGAGTAGCTCCTGATGGCGAAAATAAGTTTATACCAGCAATGATGAGGAGATTATTAGGAGAAAATGATAAGGATTTAACAAGACTTATCAAAGCGACAAAAGCACAAGGAGGTTCAGTAGACTATAATAAAAAGAAATATCAAGTATTAAGAGATGACATAAATACGTGTGGAAGATGGGTATATGTATTCATATATATGTTTCTGATGAATAACACGCCAGAAGATTTTAGAAGAATAATGAAACAATTGAAAGAAAATACTGGAAAACCGTATGATATTCTTATTACCGAGTATATTTAAGAGAAAGTGAAGAAAAAGGAAGAAAAGCGTAAAAAAGTTCCAAATAAAAATATTAAGGTAATGTATAATGGAAACTCCGATCCAAGAAACCGAACCAGTAAATAAATATAAATCAGGAAAGATTTACAAAGTTGTCTGTAATAATACAGGTAAAACATACTACGGAAGCACATACGGAAGTATAGCAAAGAAGAAAGGAAGACATAAGAGTAATTATCATAATGAATATTTGAAAGGAAAGCGTGGATTTGTGAGTGTTTATGATATAATAAAAGAAGGAGATTATGAAATATTTTTAGTGGAGAACTATCCGTGTGAAACAAAGGAAGAATTGCACGCAAGAGAGAGATGGTATATTGAAAATAATGAATGTATAAATATCATGTGGAAACCAAAGAAAATTGAAACAGAAATAGTAAATTAATTTAGTTATGAATGAATACTAACTAAACTAATTAAAGTAAATATAAATCTTTTTCTGCTAAGATACACATTGGATAAGTCTTTAAGATGGTAATAGCACGGGATTTGATTGTTTTGATTTTCTTGATTTGTTCATTTCCTAATCCAAGATATTCTTTTAATAAGTATTGGAGAGTACGCTCACCCATTCCTCTTACGAAAAAAGTAATACTGGTTGCTTCGTGTAAAATCAAACGAGTATTTTTTCCGTCACAAGGAAGATGACTTGTAACAACACAAGAAACATGCGGTTTACGACCAGTCTGTAAAACCATATCAAGAATAGATTTGACTTTCTTTTTTATATTTTCGTCTTGTATAGTGTCGAAATCGTCAAAAACCAAACACATATTAGCAAAGTCATTAATGGTAAACTCTTCTTCTAAAAATCCTTCGTCTAAATCGTATCGTTGAATATATTTGAGATTATCAAAAGCAGGATCTTCGTCCATGGTTGTAAAAAGCCATATTGGATTATTTGGATATTCTTTATGATAATTCTTGCAATAATTAGCACAGAAAATAGATTTACCTGAACCTGACATACCAGTAACAAAAAGAACATCTCGCTCTTTTGCTAAATTAGGATACATTTCCAACTTGGCGTTTTTCAATTGATTTGCTTTAATTTCTTTGAATGAATTGATACTATCTTCATTATCGTCTAATGAGATAAGCGGAGTATTTTTTGTTTTCTTATTGTTTTCAATGATAGTACAAATAGTATCTCCTAATCCTGTTGTATTGAATGACATTCTTACTATAATAATAGATTATTTTATTTATTATTATACAATTAGATTATACGATTTTATAAATATATAAACCTGTTCCTGAAGCATTATAACACAATAAATCAATATCACCACCATTAGTACTACCGACAGATATATTGGTTGATACTTTTGCGTTTGGATTTCCATCACTATAAAAAAATCCTGTTAATGTATTTGAAACTGAATTAACACCACCAACAGTTAAACCAGCTCCATTTTGTTTAATATTTAAACCGTTTGGTTTAGAAGTAAAACTACTTGAACCAAACTCACTATTAGGACAAAAAAGACCAACAGTATAATATTTTATACTATCACCTGAAGCAGCTTGAAAAGTATATTGAAATGAAACACCGTAAAAACCTTCAGGCAATACATCAGTAATATTTTGTATTGTAGTTGAACCACTTGTATAAGTAAGGTTAGTAATAGGACTTGGAGTAATTGGATATTGCAACCAGTCGTTAATTTGTAATCTATTTACTAAATAAGAAGAGAACGACATTATATAATAACTAAACAAAATATTTTTTATTTATTATAATTTTACAATTTTATAATTTACATGTGTGATAATCTATTTCTTCTGTGATGGACGGCAGCAGCGGCAGCGACTGGATGATGAATAGCACCTCCCGATGAACTACCTCCTGAACGACCTCCAATAGCAGTATGTTTCATACCACGATGTCCGTGATGTTTTAAGTGATGGCGAATGTGAGCAACACCCATAGCACCTAAACCTCTTCCTCCGACTAATCTTCGGTATTCAGCAGATCCTAAAACAGATTGTTCGGTTTCCTTAGCACGAAGAGTAGCTTCTTTGGTTAGAACACCAACGAAGGCAGATGAAGTTCCACTATTAGTCTCAAAAATACCTGAAGATGGAGTAAGTAGCACACCTTCAATAGCTAAACTTTGACCTGATTGATTAGTAACATTAACGGTAATAAGAACTTGGAATTGACCTAAACTTGCGTTTATACCTGTGAATACACGATAAGCATTTCCTCATATCGCCACATCTAACTTTTTTAATGGGTTAGACAACCTCTCGGTTGGGACTAGACTATATCTTAAGCTATCATAGAGTTTGATTAGAACTCTTAAGCCTACTACCATTTAGTCGTTGAACCTTCTTCATATCCTTATCATAACGGACTTAGAAGCTTGGATGCGGATTGTCTCTATTTTACACCTTATTACTATACCTTATGTGATTAGCATAAGCCACTCTAATATTTCTATTAAAGTTTAGTAGTGTAAACCTAGCGAGATGTCCCACGCAGTTTGGAAGTATCGCATCTTGCTTTAAAAGCATGATACTAGCATATCTTTTGGATATACTTTTTCGCCCCATATATCTAGGTCAGTAGATTTTAAGGCGGACGCCCACATTGGCAATGATAAATCAGCAGCGGAAACAATAAGAACTGAACCAGTAGTAGCAACCTTTATAACTTGACCGCCAGTAGAAGCTGTTCCTGAAGCAGGAGAGTATAATTGAGAAGCAGAACCTCCAAACTCATAAAAGGTTTGATTAGAGTTATTTTTCTTGGAAAGTTCAAAAAGCTGCGACTGACTGGAACTGCTAAGGAGACCGCTGGCGTTATTGAAATTAATTGTTACACTATTAATGGTAAGGAAACTCGCACTATCATTCCAATTTTGAGATGACATTTGTTTACGAACAGCAATGACTAAATAGTCAGGAATATTGGAAAGTTGAACAGTTGGAAAAGTAACATTAGTAGAAGCACCAGCAGCCAAAGGAGAATTACCGTTAAATGGAGTAATATAGTAAGAGTAATCGTAGTATGGTAAAACATTTTTAGAAGTACTCATTTTAGCAACTTGAGCAGGAGTAGGAGATAAGAACTCCATTTGAATATTTGTATTGGAAAAACCATTAGGATCAGCAGCAACTAAAGCAGAAGCAGCAGAAGGAACAACCCAACCAAGTTGAATAGAATTGACATATCCAGTAGCACTACTCCAAACACGAGTACAGGTATTATCAACAGTAAAGTTAAGGTTCAAAGTATTCAATCCGTAGAAACCAGCCTTGTTACTTTCAAATCCTTCCAAAGCAGAGATAGGAGAAAGTCCTAAAATTGGTTCAATTATTTTAGATTTAACATAGACATACCAAACATCGGCAACATTAGCACTCGTAAGAGCAGTTCCGTAATTAACTAAAACAGGAGTACCAGTAGAAGCAGGAACATAAACTACATATAGTTCGGATAAAGGAAAAGCACCACGAGGAATGAAATCTTGATCTAAACCTGCAGTTGAGAAATCAGAAAGAGGATTACCATTAGCACCAACAGCATCAGCATAATTATAATACATATTATCAATTTTAGATGGAGTAGTCGATTGGTAAGCACCCAATTTACGCATATCGTAAAATCTCAATAGAAGATCCTTAATTTGTCTAATATTGGATGAAACGGTAGTGTTGTTAATTTGAGCAGAAGAAACATTAAACAAAGAGTTCAAAGGAAAAGATTGGAAAGCATCAGTAAGACCGTATTGAAATATTTCAGATCCAGTTTTACCAGCAGGAACACCAGTAATCATTAAAGTAAGTTTCAAATCAGTAGAAATACTTGGAGAACGAACAGTAATAATTTCTTGACTTGGTATTTGGATAGAGAAATTTATTTGTTGATTAGAAGCAGTATTTGCTTGAAATGATTGGTAAGTCTTTTGAGCAGCACCGTCAGTAACGGCAAACTCCAATTCAGAGGAAATATCGGCAATAGCACTCTCGGTTACAAGGATAGTTTTTATGTCAGCCATGTTTATAATAATTGATGAGATAAAAATTATCATAGAAATAGACAATTACCTAAATCTTATTTGGTTATTCCGATAGTATCTCTTTTTTGGAATAAAATCTTCATTGTTAAATTACCGCCACTAACTAACCTAAATGGAATTAACTCTCCTGTCTTAATTCTATAAAAAACGGAAATATCAATTGTGTTAAATGGGCGTTGACTGATGAGTTGAGTATATCTATATTGAGAACTTGGAACATAGTAAATATTTGGTTTATAAGAATTATCTGTACTAAAGTCTGTGATAATATTACTTGTATTATTGTTCGAACCGAAGTTCTGTAAAGCATTATTGTTATATGTTAAAAGTGGATTGGAAACTGCTTCAGGAACAATTGGAATAGAATTACTGGTAAATACTATTCCTGTAACTGGATTCCAATTCAAAGTAGTATCTAATTCTTGTGTTAAAGAATATGTAGTAGTAGTTCCATCACTAATAGTATTCCAAATGAGAGTAGCAGAAAGAAGATTGTTGTAAAATCCTGATATAGTAGCGTTAAAACTACTAAATAAAGAATACAAGGCAGCGTTCATTTGTAATTTTGGTTGTTGAGCGGCAGTAGATGCATGAACTCCTGAACCATCATAAGTAATAGTAGCCAATCTATTTGAATTGTCCCAAGTCATTACAGGAGGAGTAGTAGTTCCAAGAGAAGTATCACCTAAACCAGCCGTTGCAACTTGATTTTTCAAAGCAGTATAAGCGGCAGCAATAGCGGTATTTATCAATCCAATAAAATACTCATAAGTAAGAATATTGTAATAACCTTGTGAGTTGTCTTGAACAGGCGGATTATTCAAACTTGGAGCAGATGGAACACTTGGATATGTCAATTGTGGAACAAACTCTAAATATTGAGATGTTGAATATAGATGACTTGAAACATCTCCTATATAATTAAATCCAACTTGTAATGTAGAGAGATTAGTATCACTCTGATTAGGTTGAATAGGCATAATGAAAATAGGTAATGATTGAGTATCCAATGTAAACTTTACTATACTCATGTAAAAATTACTTGGATAATAAAGAACAGGAGCGGATCTTGTCTCAGTATATACTAATGGCTTTGGAGTTTGGTCTACATTATCTAAATTAGTACAGTTGATATTTACATATAATAGATCAGGATCATTTTGAGCTAATGCGGTTGTAGAACTTATCATGTTTATATTATATGACTATAAAAATATCTCTAAAACAAAAAAACTATTGATAAATAATGACTAAAAATAATCTATTTTAGATTATAAAAAATCTAAAAATTGAAATAGATTATATGAAAATCCATTTTAGATTATCAAATAATCCAATAAATATTTAGATTATATTTAGATTATTAATATTTTACATCATAAATAGTAATAATTTTAAAATTATTACTATATTCAATTAGATTATAAATATTTTTATTGTTTTTTATTTATAATCTATAAATAATCTAATTATTTCTTTGATTATTTCGTAATCTATTTTAGATTATTCCATCAAAGGATATTTTAGATTTTTTTATTTCGTGTGTAATATTTATTTTTGGTGTTCGTAAATGTCGCTCATAATATGGTGTCGGTGTTTGTGTTATGTTTTGTGATTTTATCACACGATAAACTGCTATGAATAATAAATATTTGAACTTCATATATATATTCCTCATATTAAAATGTATTTGCGTTTATCCATAGTTGTCGTTCATATCTTTTTGCTAATTTCTCAAATTCTTTCATCTTTATAAATATTTCATTCTTCTCTTTGACTAAACATTCTATAATGTGGTTTTTTCTTTTTATTAACTCTTGGAGTTCTTCTTCTTTTTTTAGATTTTCCATAATATAAAATATAGTTAGATTATATTTTTTTTATTAAAATTGTTTAAATCCAGCATTCGCATATCTTTCAGGATGTTCTTTTATGTCTTTTGCACTTAACATTTTACCTTTTTCATCAAAAGGTCTTCCTAAATAATCTGTATGAAACTTTTTTTTGGTTTGATATTGAATTATTCCTCCTCTCAATCCTGCTAAATATTTATGAACTTCATCCATTCTTGGCTTTCTCTGTCTTCTTATTTTTCTTCCATAACCGTATTCATCTTGTTCTACCATATCATATTCAATATTCGGAGTATTTGGCGGTGCTTCTAATAATGGATAAATATCTTCTACTTCTTCATAATCTCTTTGTATATCTTCTGGTATTCTTATTTGTGTTAGATCTTGTATTCCATTTAATATTTGAGTTCTTGCTACTTCAACTGCTCTTATTAATTGCTCTTGTACTCTTCTTTCATAATTATCTAAATCTAATCCATTTTGTATTAAAAATTCTCTTGCTATTTCAATTGCTTTTTGTTTCAATCTTTCTAATACTAATTGGTATAATAGTGCTGATAAAAATCCTACTACTGCTTCTATCACTCCGCCTTTTTGTTTTCTTCTTCTTCCTGCTCCTTGCTGTATTATATCTATTTTCTCTCCTAATCCGGTTATTGTATTTGTTAATTTTCTATACCAGTCCATTCCTTCAAATAATATGTTTACATCTTGCTTGACAAATACACGATTTTCTTGATTACCTAATCCGTTTCCGTCCAATAAATACATCACGAATTTTTGACAATTATTTGATTTGGCGGAATATCCTATAAAATCTTTCATTCCTGCCTGTTTTATTCCATTTTCTATAAATTCATTCAAAGTTATTACTCTTCCATTTAATGAAACTTCATTATATTCTGCTTTTTTATTTGATGAGACTTTATTACCTTTGAATAATTTCACTACTGCCTCTTTTTCACATGTAAATACTCCTTTATTGGTATTTATCAACATTCCCAAATGGAAAAAGTCTTCATATGGAGATTGTTCCACTCTTTTATTGAACTCTCCTAATGATGACACATTCAAAGCAAAAGTTAATCCTTTACTCAATGGTGTTCTGAATAGTGTTATATTTTGAATTATTGCGTCTCCATCTTTTTCCAATACCTTATTTACATCAGGCGGTAATTCTTTGCGTCCGTATATCAATGCTGGTGTAATCTTTGCTATATCGTAAAGTGATGGTGTTTTTATCTTGAATGGATTTAATGAACTCATTGAAAATCCTCCTGATAAATGATGATATGCTATTACTAAATCTACCGATTTGTCTAATTTTATTGTTCTGAACTCGGTATATCCATTTTTTTTCAATGTTTTTGGTGTTATTTGTCTAAATCGGTAAAACTTTTTTGTTTCATCAACTTTTTTGACTTTATAACCATGTTGTAAAACCCATTCCATAGCATTTTCTAATGAATAATATTTCTTCTTCACTAAAACTGATTGTACTTTATAATTATCCATGATATATATAAAGTAGGAGATAAAATTATTAGGCGTAATTTAATGTTATTGGAGAATAAGATGCTAATGCTTGGAACTTGTATGTTGATGTTGAACCTGATGGTATTGTTGCTTGATAAAATAATGATAATGATGTGGTTGGACCTTTCGCATTATCTATACTAGATATTTGAACTTCTGTAAATCCTGTCTCCGGTATTACTATATTTTGGGCTACTAATATAAAACCACTTTCGTTTTTTAAATAAATAGTTAAAGTTTGGTTTTCCGGTGTTGGGTCTTGTGTTTGGTTTTGAATTAATAATGTTCCTGTAAATAAATTATATTGAGAAGCTACTGTAATTGTTTGAGCGATTACTTGTTGAGTTGAACCATCTGTAATCATCGGTATATATTGTCCTTCTGCTGCTACATAACCTATTAATGAACCTCCTGAACCTGCTGTTGTTTGTGTTGTTCCATTTGGAAACTTTAATGACGATACATTCAAAGTTGTTCCTGATCCGTTTAATGAACTAAATGACATTTATATATATTCAAAATATTTTAATCGTTTTCAAAACGATTAATGAAACGATTAACAAAACGATTAACAAAACGATTAACTGACTTTCATACGATAAATGGTTTTATTTAGTGATATTGTCATATATATTATGGTGTGGTTAATCGTTTAATCGTTTTCAAATCCTATTTTTAGTCTATGTCAATATATTTTATGTCTTCACACTTTTTAATATATACCAAAAAATCAATTTCAAAACGATTAAACGATTAAAGCGAGATATAATAGTAGTATATTTCTCATATATTTTTAAGAATAGCGAGATAAATCCCAGTTGGTCTAACATTTCGCTCCTAATCGTTTTGTTAATCGTTTTCATAATCGTTTTCATAATCGTTTTCAAAACGATTAAATCAATCCTTCCTTTTTCATAAATATCAATGCCTCTTGATTTGTTAATTTCAATAGTTTATCTCTGACATCTTTCAATGTCTTAATTTTCTGTGTTCTATTCAACATTTCAATTATAGGTCTCATATTGTATTTGGTAATAGATGATAAGAATTGTTTGACTATTTGAATATTACTGTAAATATCTTCTGCATACACTTCTTTTGGATATTTCTCATATAAATCAATCAATACATCTAAATCTGATTTTGATTTACCGACTATTCCAATATCACTATTTAAAAAATCTATTATTCTCTCAATCTTATTATCAATAGTAAAATTGGAAGATATTTTTCTTGAACTAAAAAGGCGTTTCAAAGCTTTATAATAGTTTCCTTCTTTGATCAATTCCGTTTCTTCTTCTTCTATGTTTTTCATTATTGTTTCTTTCGTTTCCATCTTGTAATTTTTCTTGTTTCCTATTTTGATTTTGTAAATATCAGACAACTCTAAAAATCGTCCATTATAAAAACTTATCACATCCAACTTTACCATATTTGGCGGTTCTTGTAATAAACAATCTGTAAAATCATATTGTCTTCCATTGACTTTTTTATAACCTTTTTTCATATCCTCGTAATTCCATCTCAAAGGTTCTCCTTTGTCATCAATACCGCATTTGAAATCCATGATATAAGTTTTATGTTCTCTCTTGGAAGCATATTTGAACTTATCCAAGAACATTTTATAGATATATTCTAATGATTGTGCTGGTGTATGTTTAGGATTGAATACCTCCTCATTTACATCATAATCACTTGAATACAGAATATTTTTGATTGATGCTGAACCAATAATGCGGTATTTATGGCTTATACTCATGAAATCTATTTTATCTAAAACTTGCGTATTATAGTCGTCTTTTGTTCTAATTTGTAAAGTTTCCATATTATAATATATATTGATATAATATAATAATGAGTTCATACAACATTTTACCTTATAGTTATGAAAAAGCAAAAGAAATTGGTGTAACTATTACGCCATCTCGTAATCCTAAAAAGAAAATTGATGTGTACAATCAATACGGTTTATTCATGTGTAGTATTGGAGCTGCTGGATATTTAGATTATCCAACTTATTTGAAATATTACGGTAAGGAATACGCTGAAAATCGCAGGAGACTTTATAAATTGCGTCATACAAAAGATAGAAAAGATCCTTATACTGGTGGTTGGTTATCAGATAAACTTCTTTGGTGAGTTCTATTACTGAAAAAAAAAATATTAAGAACATATGTTTATAGTTCATATCTTCTTGGATTGCTTCTAAATCTTGGATCTGATATTTGCGGATGATGAATGAAAGTATAAGGTAATATTCCTGCTCCTTTCAATGTTCCTACAAATTGACTGCTTATTTTATTTCCTTCTCCTTGAAATACTTCCTTTTCTAATTTTTGAAGGTTCTTTTTCATATCATTAAATAATTTGATATATACATATCTTTGTCGTGATAGTATACTTAATTCACTAATAAACTCTCTATTTGAAAATACATCATTAAATACATCAATTAATTCTTTTACTGCTGTTCTAATGTCATATCTGTCTTGTTGGTTCATTTTATTTTGATTGTATGCTTTTTTGAAATTAGCATTATAATAGTTTACCAATTGCGACAATTCATTATTCGTAAGAGTAAATGTATTGAAAAGTTCAAGTTCAATAGCACTATCGCTCTTTCTTCCTGAAATAGTTTTAGCTCCTACTAATGATTTTATTTCATTATCTTTGTATATTATAACTTCATTATTCAGTTCTTTTTCTATTTCTAAAGCACTTAAATCTGCGTCTTCTTGTTTTGATAAATATCTTTGTTTTTCTATCTTTTTTATATCTTCTATTTTTGCTTTTATAGTATCTCGTTCTCTGTATAATTCTTCTCTTTCATTTATTATTTGTAATAGTAATTCTTGTTTCTTTTCAGGTTCTTTTTCCAAAAATAATGATCTTGCTAAGTAGTCAATTTTATTTAAATTATTTTCAATAGCAAATGCTTTACTATCAAAAATATTTATAAGACTTTCGTAATCTTGATTTGTTATTTTACTTGCTTCAGGTACTCTAAATGTTAATGGATACGGATTTCCTTCTTCTTCATCAATTTTTCGTTGTTCTTCTGCTAATTTCAATTCATCTTTCAAAGACAATTTGGATATGTTTCGTGCAGTCGTAATTGGATCATTTGGATCATCTCTTAATTCTTGTTTTCTTAACAGTTTCGGCATTATAATATATATAACAATATATTTTATTATAATAAAATCTATGCTATTAAATAGGAGATGGATTAGCTACTAAAAAGCACGAAGCAGAAACCACACTATAACTTATTCCTGATGTAGCATCAATAAAGTTAATTCCTAAAAATACTCCATTACCACTAACATAAGTTTGAATATTTTTAAAGTTTAAACTGATTTGTTGATTTTGCGCTATTTCTATGCCTATATATTGATAAATATTACCACTTACTCCTGGTATTGGTAATTGTTCTGTTATAGACAAATTACCTGTAATTGCTGTTGATGAAGTATTTTTTAAAATTATTATCCAATCTTGTATGTATTGAACTCCTGGTATAAGATTTGTTGGAACTGGAACTCTAAGAGTTGTAATAGATCCTGGTGCTGTTGCGCTTACTGTTACTGATTGTGTTGATTGATTTATACTAAATAAACCTATTGGATTTTTGTTTCCGTCAGCTTCGTATCCAGATGCTAAAAAAGAACTGAAAGACATTTTATATATATATTACATAATATATTTTTTGAATTAGGCTATTTTTATTGCTGCTATTTTTGAACCATTCAAAGCTCCTCCAATTACTTCCCATGTAGAACCATTTGTTCCTGTTGCTGTTGTAGTTGCTACTGTTACTTGAAGTTGGAATGTTGTAGTTTGTGTTATAGTAATTATATTACTAATATTATATATTTGGTCTTCAAGTAAATATCCTTGCGGTGATACTGGTAATGATATTGTTTGCTTACATAATAACAATTCGCTTGAACCATATGTAAGTGATGCTTGAACCGTTCTTAAAAAATTGTTAGTTGCGTCATAAATTGATATGAGTAAACTACCGTATATTAGATATGTTCCTGCTGGTAATGTTAAAGGTGTTGTTAAAATATTAGGTGCTGCTTGACTTGCGTATGATTGTCCTGTCGTTAATGAACCTTCGTATATTTGTAATGAACCTCCTACATTTCCATTTTCGTATGCTAAAAAAGAACTGAAAGACATATTATATATATTTTACATAGAAAAATATTTAATCGAAGATACATCCTGTTTAATACAATCCTTCTTCCTTTACAATTTTAGAAGCCATAGGAAGACTAACTCCTCTCTGAACCATGATTGCTCTTACAATATCTCCTCTTGCGGTATTTCTTGCTCGTCCTGATGCTGGTAAAGCTGCTCCTCCGCATCCAATCATTTTTGGTGCTCTTGGTTTTCGTGGGCGTCCTCTTGGTCTTGCTCCTGCGACATATTTATTTGCTGCTTGAACTGCTGCTTGTTTTCCTAATTCAACTCCTTTATCAAAAGCTTCATTAGCAAATTGTTGCACAGTTGGATCATTAATAACCTTTTCAACTCCGGTTACAACTCCTTTTACTGCTTTGTCTCCATAATGCTTGATTGTATTCGTAGTTTTTCTTAACCAAGCTGGAACTTTTCCTCCAGTAGCGGCTTTTCGTGGTCTTCCTCTTGGTCTTCCGTGCGGTCTTCCTGCGGCCATTAATTCGGTTGCTCCTTTGATTGCTGCGGCTTGGATTGCTGGATCTTGTGCTAATTCAACTGCGGCATTTCCAACTTTCTTGGCTGATTTCTTGAATACATTCCAAAGATTAACCTTCTTCTTTCCTCCAACCATTCTTGGTGCTCTTGGTGCTCTTATTAATGCTTCTTGAAACTCTGGTAGTGAAGGCACAGGTCTAATTGATGGCACAGGTCTAATTGAAGAGTAATCATTAGGCATTACTGCTGCGTAATTCATTTGTTCGTGCGGCATTACTGCTGCGTGTTTCATTCCTGCTCCTGCTATTTTTCGTGGTCGTCCTCGTCTGCGTGGTGCTACTAAACTTGGAGTGCGACTAATAATTGCTCCTCCTGATCTTGCTCCTCCTGATCTTGATCCTGCTCCAAGTGTAGCTGGACTGTCATAAGGATTACTGTATCCTTGTAAATGGAATGATCCTCCGTGCATTGGAAGCATGTAAGGTTGTGAGTGATGCTTAACTCGGTTTTCAGCTCTCATAAGCAATTCTGCGATATGTTGCGGATGTCTCGGCATTATTATATTATAGAATAATATTTTATTTTTCGTAATATTCTATTTTATTTTTTTATGGATTATTTAGTCAATTTATAATCTAAACCTATATTATAACTAATGGATGATATTCTAAAACATCTTCAATCCAAAAACCTACAACCTTCCAGTATAAACTTATACATGAATAATTTAAAACGTCTAAATGATGACAAACCAGTTGAAAATCTAACTTTTCTTTCTGATATTAAAAATATTAGTTCTAAATTGGCTCATTATAAACCAACCACTCAACGTAATAATATAATTACTATTTGTTCTGTTTTAAAGCATTTTCCAGAATTGAATGATTTATATAAGGAATACTATGATATTTTGCTAAAATGTAATGATGCTCTCAAAAATCATACTGACAAATCAGAACAACAAATAGAGAACTGGATTAGTCAAGATGATGTAATGAAAATATATAATGCTCTAAATAATCAGGCTATTCTATTGATAAATAAAAAGATATTGGATAAGAAAGAATACGACATTGTATTTGATTGGTTGCTTTTATCTCTCTATGTTCTTATTCCGCCTCGTCGTATACTTGATTATCTTCTTATGGTAATTATTCCTAAATCCAAAAAGTTTGTGATGGATGCTAAATACAACTATTTAGACTTGAAAAATAAAAAGTTCATATTCAATAACTACAAGACAAAAGGAACATATAATCAGGTTTCCATTGATATTCCAGATAATCTTATGATGGTAATAAATGCTTATTTAAAGTTCCATCCTCACAAAAAAGATTTAGCAAAAGAACCATACTTTTTTTTATCCAACTATTATGGAGAGAACTTGACACAACCAAATATGATTACCAAAAATCTAAACAAGATCTTCGGAGGTAAAAAAATATCGGTTTCCATGTTGCGTAACATATACCTCTCTTCCAAATATTCTAATAAAATAAATGAACTTGAAAATGATGTTGCTATGATGGGTACGAGTTCAAATACCGCACTCCATAATTACATAAAAAAGGACTAATTTCAATAATATAATTTTTCATTAGAATTATATTATAGATAATTTACGCTAAAACTATTCTTCTTCTTGTTCTTCTTCTTCATCGCTATTTTCTTTCCATCTGATATTGATATATTTTTTATTTGTATCACATTCAATTCCATATTTTGCTTTCAAATCTTTTGAAAACTTTGTATTAGTAATTTCTTTTATTCTATACTTGTTTCTGCTACAAAACTCCTTATACATACAAATAAAGTCATCACGCTTAATCTTTTTTCCTTCTTCTTTGATAATTTTTTCATCTATAAACTCTTTCAAGTAATCTTTTTCGTTATTTTCAATAATATCTTCTTTCAAATATTTCATTTCATCACTCATTACCAATTCATCCATGATTTTACCATTTTTCAATAGATATGTAAACAATACGTCTAATTTACTCAATATTTCGTCCTTTTTCGTGTTATTGGTTGGGAATACATTATTCATAGGAAACATTACAATACGCTTGTTAATTGCTTTGGCTGCTTTGAAATCAGGCATCTCATTTGTAATGATATTCAACGTTGCTGTTGGTTCTATGGTTTGATTTGTTTTACAAATAGTTCTCAAATCAATACCATCGTCTCCTGTAATTTCCTTGATTGTTTTTTCGTTTAGTTGGTCTTCTTCGGATAATTCAGAAAATACTCCAATACGGCATTTATCGGTTTTTTCTAATTCTGTATTCAAATGTGAGTTGCTTTTCTTCTTCAATATCACATCTTTACTTATAGTATCCATACTACCACTTGTCAATCCTTTTTTCAACATCTTAAACAACAACGATTTACCATTTGAACCTGAACCTAAAAAGAAGTTAATATTTCTCATCGGAATACCTGTAAGACTTGTCTTGATTAAATCCAAAAATGCCTGTGTTGTGATTTCATTATTATTGAATAATTCTGTAAAATATGTTTTTGCGTATTCTATATCTTCTTCCATCAAGTCAATCATACTGAAATTACATTCATAACTGAACTTGTGTTCTATTGTTCTTTCCATGATTTCCATCGTTTTTAGGTTCAATATTTTTTTGTCTTTGATTGGTAATAAGAATATTTGTTTATTCATATCTTTTGAAAAATCACTCTGTTTGATTAAATCCAATACTTCACGACATACATGATCTTTGAATACCGTTTGATTTAATTTTATGATAATTCCATGATATATTTTTATTTGTGCTTCAATCTTTTCTTTTTTATCTTTATCTTGTTCTGTTTGTAATGTGCTTTCTAACACGTTTTTTCTTTGTGTGATTTCTTCGCATATTTCTTTTGATATTTTCAATCTAATTGGAGTTGTTTCTACTTTACTCCATATATTATTTTCGTTGAAATTCCAGATTAGTTTTTCTTTTATATCTTCACATACAAAGTTTTTTCCATATCTTTTTACGAATAATTCAGCTACTTTTTGTTCTGTACCTATTCTCAATATCTCTTCGTGTAATTCTTCTATTTCTCTTTCTTCATCATTTTTGTATACCTTTTTATAGAATAATTCAGTATATAGCTTTTCATCTTTCTCTTTCATATACATAAATAGAGTTCCGATTGTTAATGGTTTTGATGTTGGTTTCATCTTATTCCAAAAATCTTTGTTCTCATTCTCATCATAATTTGAACCTCTTTTACTGAATAATTCAAATAATTCATAACCATCTTTACCGAATGTATTGAAAATACAAAATAATACTTTTAACCAGTCATCATAAGGTTCTGTTTTATCATCTAATAATCCGTTCTCAATACCAAGTTTGACTTTATCAAAATCTTTTTGTAAATCTTCGTTGGGTTTTGGTTCATTTTTGGTTTCAATTACTTTTTTTGTTTCAATTCTTTTTAAAGGCATAGCAGGAGGAGTTTGGTTTATTTTCAAATTGTTAATAAAATATTCTGGAACATCCATGATTTCACCGCCAATCAACTCATATTTACACTCTGTTTTATCAAGCATTTTATATGTTGTTGGAGGAGCAAATACCATCGCACGATCATTACGAACATCTACTCCTTTATAATCTGTAAATACATCTGTTCCTGTTTTGGCGTTTTCATTATAATTGAAATATAAATGAAATCCTTTACGAGTTTTCACTTTGAAACATTTTTCTAATTCTGGATATTTTTCAATTATTTTTTCGTAAGTTTCCATATTATCAAAATCATACACAGTAATACCGTTCACTTTACCAGTAAGAATACACCTTACCTTATGTTTTTTATCAACCCATTTCTCATTTCCGTATTTTGTTTCATAAGTTTCTTTCATTTTTTCTTTTGTAAGTTGTTCCCATTCATTCGGAGGATAAAACTTTTTCTTTTCTTCTCCTTTCTTATTTAATTCTGTCTTCATACTTTTTACAGTATAATAAACCAAGTCTTCCAAGTTCAAAGTAGTTGTCATCGTAGTTGTCATTCTTTACTATATACATATATAAAGATATTTTTTTAAGTAGTTTTTTGCCTAAATGTTTTAAGAAATAATTATTTAGAAATATTCCTAAATAATTATTCAATCATTTTTCATAAATTATTGGTTGTGATTATATGTTTTTCTAATTTCATATACGGTAATGCTCTGGTTAAATCTTTTCCATGATTTTCAAGTATTTCATTGAACTTTTTTTCTCCTAAATATCTTATGTAATATTTCTTCTTCTCATTCTCACAATACTTTTCTCTGTGTTTTTCATAACACTTTTTATTATACATCTTCTTCATCTCTTTTGGATCTTTTTGTTGTTCTTCTGTCATTTTTCTTGTATATAATATATCAAGATTTCTTTATTATGATTTTTTGCTAAATGTTTTTTTTTGGTTAATCGTTTTGAAAACGATTAACAAAACGATTAACAAAACGATTAACAAAACGATTAACTCACTTTGACACGATAAATGGTAATAAATCACTATACCTATGAAATATTTATGCTGTGGTTAATCGTTTAATCGTTTTCAAAATCGTTTTTTAACTACTACAATAATTTCTTCCTTCAAAACTTTTTTTGAATAGTGGAAAAAAGTGATTTCAAAACGATTAAACGATTAGACCGAGATATATACCCACTCAATTCTCATATATTTTTAAGAACACCGAGGTTAATCTCGGTAAAGTCTCTAATCGTTTTGGTTAATCGTTTTGTTAATCGTTTTGTTAATCGTTTTCAAAACGATTAACTACTACAAAAAAAATATTCAGTAATAACAAAAAATATATATTATTTTATCTGTAATAATATATATGAGTAATCAGCAAAATTGGACGAAAGATATTGAAGATATATTAGAAGCAGTCAGACACAATAGCGTTATATTACAAAAGGTACACAAGAAAAAATACATTGAGTTAAAGCATCAATTGAAGTATTACCGTATTCCTGTCATCATATTTTCTGCGTGTAATTCTGTTCTGTCAGTTGGCTTACAACCGTATTTAAATCAACAAACGGTAAGCGTGACGACATGTATAATAAGTTTAGTAGTTGGTATAATAGGTTCAGTAGAATTGTATCTCCAATTACAGAATGGTATGGAATTGGAATTGTCATTATCAAAGGATTTTTATGCGTTGGCGATAAACATTTTTAGAATATTGAACCTGAATAGAGAGAACAGAAATACAGACGCACACGGATTTTTAGACAATGCGTATAGTGAGTATCACAATCTCATTTCAAAAAGTAATCAATTGAAAACCAAGATAGACGACCAATTGATAAAAATACCAAGTAGAACAAGTTTAACTTTGACAAACATACAACCACCAACACCTTTATCAGTATCAGTAGACCAAAGTAGCGAAAATAGCGATAATAGCGTATAATTTATTTATTACAAAAACTACTTAAAGACTTTAAATCTTCGTTTGTAATAGTAATTAATTTCTCATTTTGAATGACATCTTTTACAATCTTTTTTATTCTCTCGTATTCTTCCTTTTCTTTTATAGCTTTCTTATATCTTTCACGACATTCAACAGACCAACAATAAGGTACTTGGACGCCCCACTCATTAATTTTAGGTTTGAGACAGTAAGAACAATAATACAAGGCTTCGTAATCTTTTAGGTTCATTTTATATTATATATAAATAAAAAAAATTAGATTATTCCAGCCAATTAATTCCGTAAGGTAAGTTCATTTTCCAACAGTAATAAAAACAATCAAAATTACAGGCGTTTCTATTATCAACTTTACCATCAACTATTTTTATAAATTGTATTCTTTTTCGTGGTATGATAATTTGTAAATCAGAGAGATATTTCCCACTCTGTCCGTCGCCGCCAT